ATTCTATTCAGAACGGGCATTCTTTTCATTGGATGCTCGATGACAACATTAACGGCTTTGTCAGGCTAAACCGCAATGAACGAGTACCAGTAGCGTCAGGCACAATCTTTCGGGCGTCAGAGGACTTTGTTGAGAGATACGAGAATGTAGCTCAAGCTGGCTTTGAATACCGATTCTTTGCTGGTGGTAACAGGCGCAAAAAACCACCGTTTAGGCTAAATAACCGTATATTTTCCTGTATGTTGATCCGCAATGACATACCGTACCGCTGGAGAACCAAGTACAACGAGGACACAATCCTGTCTTTAGATTGTCTAGAAGGCGGCTGGTGTACCATCATGTTCCACTGTTTCTTACAGAACAAAGCCGCAACACAGACGGTCAAAGGCGGCAATTCAGCGGAGTTTTACGATAAAGAAGGTACTTTACCTAAGTCGCAGATGCTTGTAGACGAGTACCCAAACAGGGCTAAATTGGTGTGGAGATACGATCGCTGGCATCACGAAGTAGATTACACAGGTTTTGAGAAAAATATGCTCAAAAAAAAGGCAGGACTAATAATACCCAATGGCGTAAACAATTACGGAATGAAACTAATGGAGATTCAATGAGAGATATAGACCCAAACCGCTGTATAGACTTTATCCTTGATAACGCTGGCAAGTACGCATCTGCCAAGGGTGAGTTAGCCCAGCTAGAGTGCTTTAAGAGCAGTCTACGAGCAATAATGATGCAGAAGTCAGGGGAGCAGACCATTGGGGCGCAGGAACGGGAAGCATACGCCAGCCAAGATTACCAAGACTTATGCAAGGCTATTGGGGTAGCGACCGAGAACGCTGAGAAGCTGAAGTGGGAACTAGAAGCCGCAAGACTACGCCACGCTACATGGCAAACTTTAGAAGTATCTAACCGTAACCAAGATCGGATATTAAAATGATTGAATTACTCAACGAGTTTCAGGTTCTTAGAACCTTAGTCCGTCACTATGACGATGCCCTAAAAAGCAACAACGCCATACAGATGATGGAGATTGCGGTAGACATTGCAGAATCCTCTGAAAAACTAGAACAATACAGCGTGGATCATGCCAATGTATCGCAATAAAAGCTTATTGGAGATAGCTAGAAGCTTCCCCTGCACCCATTGCGGGGCTACAGATGGCACAGTGGTTGCCGCACACTCAAATCAATTAAGGGATGGAAAAGGCCGTGGACTCAAAGCACACGATTACAGAATCGCATCACTCTGCTACACCTGTCACACAGAAATCGACCAAGGTGCAACACTTAGCAAAACAGAGAGAGTGGGTAGGTGGGAAGAAGCGCACAGAAAAACGATTGCCCTCTTATTCGAGTCGGGGTTTTTATATACCAAGTTTTGAACAAATGACCCAAGACACCGTGGAATTGTTAAACTCTCTTAATGTTGATTCTAAACCTACCCCTACCCCCATCCGTCAATCATTACTGGGGGAGTCATGGACACAGGCGTTATATCAGCAAGGCAGGAAAAGAGTTCAAAGAAAAGGTTAGCGATTATGTGGTGGAGTGGAAAGTTCCCAAGCTAGGCACTGCCCGCTTAGAAATGCAGGTCACTCTGTACCCAAAAGACAGACGCAAGCAAGACATCGATAACCGAATCAAAGCCCTTTGGGATGCCTTAGCGGATGCTGGTGTATTTGATAACGATGAACAAATTGATGTGTTGATGGTACAGCGTGGCGCAATAAAAAAAGGTGGCGGCTGTCTTGTAGTTATTGATAAAATAGAGGAAACTACACCCATAACATAAGGATTTTTATGGAAAACTGTGCATTATTTGTAGCGACACTACTACATTCTGCGACCAATACCCATTTCTTTCATTGGTCTACCGACAGTTTCTCTAAACACAGCGCACTCGCTGAATACTACGATGGCATTGTAGAACTGACTGACACCTTTGCCGAGTCTTACATGGGTAAGTACGGTAAGTTCACCAGCTTCCCAAGCGTGTATCACCAGCCTAAAGACCCAGTACGCTACATGGAATCCTTACAAAACTTTGTTAGGGAAGCCCGCCAAGACTTACCCCAAGACAGCGAACTACAGAACATTATTGATGAGATCGCAGACCTCATTAACACCACCGCTTATAAACTTAAGTTCTTGAAATAAAAGGATATTTTATGCCATTAATGAAATCAGGCAGTGACGAGGCAGTAGGAAAAAATTACGAAAAAGAGCGTCAATCAGGCAAGTCTAAGAAACAAAGTCTAGCGATTGCTCTGTCAGTACAACGGGAAAACGCCAAAGGTAGCCGCAAGGCAAAGCTAGAGGATGCCTACGCTAAGTACATTGAGGAAAAGGCATGAGTCGTAGGGATGACATTCGTGCGGCAGTAGAAAAGCACGATAAACCCATTCCTAAAACAACAACGGGCAAGGATAAGAACTACCTGCCTACAGAGCAGGGCGCAGGGATGACCGCCAAAGGTCGTGAAGCGTATAACCGTAAGAACAACGCTAACCTGAAAGCCCCAGCACCAAACCCCAAGACTGAGGCAGACAAGGGCAGGAAGGCATCATTTTGCGCCCGTATGGGTGGTGTAGTCGCTAAGAGCAAGAACGCTGAACGAGCAAAAGCATCTATGAGGAGATGGAACTGTGGCTAAACAAGGACTATACGCAAACATTCACGCCAAGCGTGAGCGTATTAAGGCTGGATCAGGCGAAAAGATGAACAAGGTTGGTAGCAAAAATGCCCCAACAGCACAGGATTTTAAAGAATCTGCTAAGACTGCTAAACCTACCCGCAGAGAGATGATTGCTTCTAAGATGAAGGATATGTGATGTTTAAAAAAGAAAAGGTTAAGCCCGAAAACAGCTTACTACAGCCCCATAAAGAATCCACGCTAGAGAAACAGCAACGATTGCGCCTAGAGCGCAGGGCTATGCTTGCCAACAAACTGAAAGACATGGATAAAGAAGTTAAGTAAATGGACTTAGCTAGCGCATTACGCTCCTTCAGTGATAGGGTGGTAAACCTACCCACCGAGGCACAGCGTTTTATGTACAACCCCCAAGCATTTACCCAAATGTTTGGCGTTAACCGACTACCAAATGAAACAGGGTTTGCTGAAGGCGCAATGGTCGGTGACCGTAAATACGGTAGTGAGAAAGGTTTTAAACAAGGTGAACCGCTTGCCTTGCCAATAGCTGTAGCATCAATGGGCGCACCACTTGCCGCCCCAACTGCTAGAGCATTAGCACCCAAAGCCGCAAGCATGGCAGAGGATTATCTTGCCAAGATAGGTGGTATTCAATATATCGCACCGCAAAACAAAGCCCTAGCTGAAGCTATCCGCAATAAGCCAATTGGTGACTTTGACCCACGCTTTGACCCTAGAGTCTTAGAAAAGCAAAAGATTGCAACTACCGTGCCTGTGGTCGAACAGATAAATAAGACCGAAATCCCAAAGGTATCGCTGGCAGACTTTGAGGGCAGACCATTCATAACCAGTATGTCTGACCGCACTGCCGCTGGTGGTGACTTGCTTGGCGTTAACGATGTAATGTTTAAAAGACCCGTACACCTTTACGGTGGGCAGGACTATATGTTTAATGCACCCAATCAGGTATGGGCATCCGCACAGCAAGCAGTATCTCCAATTACTAAAAATGCCGAGATGCTTAAAGAAGTTACTGGTCAGAATCCTTTGTATATTCCTTGGCGCATGGCCCCGACTAGCGGTGATTTTGCCCATATGACGGGTGAAAGTATGTTGGGTTACGCAGAAGCCGCCATGAGCAGGGGTGATAAGAAGCAACTAAACACCGCAATCAAAGACCTTATTCCAAACTGGAAGGGCGTAGATAACGCTGAAAGCATTGCCCAATACAGAGCCGCACCCAAGGTCGTAAGGGATTCGATTATGCAGATTATGGATCGTGACTTTAGAGATTTGGGTAGCTTAAACATAGGTCAGGCACGACTATCGGTAACCGACCCACGCCAAATCAATGCGGCAGAAGGTGGTATACAGAATGTGGGTGAAATCTTTGCGGGTCAGCCTATGATTATGAAATCAGGTCACCCATCTTACCCACGGGGAGTAGCAGGTCAAGGACTCGGAACGCTAGAACGGGAACACAATATATTTGAACTTCTGCCCAATGTAGTCAAGGAGCGTGGCATTGCTAACCCAACCGCCCCAGCGCAGACAGACTTACGGGCATTACAGATGAAACCCTATGCAGGAATCCTAACCGCAAACCTATTAAGACAGTTAGGGTACTAATACAAGTATTCAGGTTTAAATTGATTTGCCATCTGTTCGCCAAAGCGTTGAGATAGAAAAGAACACACAGATTCATGGGTCACAGAAACAATGCCCGAAGCAATACAAAAGGTTTCATGTAAGGTAAGAGCATCAAGCATTGGCTTAGACATAGGCACATCAACATTAACAGTGGGTGTCATTGCAATCTCCTTGTTTTGTAATATAATTGTACCAAAGATTAATCTATCTTAACAACCACTTGGATAAGGTATGAGTTCTACAGTAGATAAACCTAGAAAAAAGACAGGCGGGCGTGTTGCAGGTGTGCCTAATAAGTCAACAGCCCTCGCTAGAGAGGCGATTGCACGGTTCGTGGATGGTAACAGCCACAAGCTTCAAGAATGGCTTGATGAGATCGCTATGAACGAGAAGCTAGGGCCAAAGGTCGCATTTGATTGCTTCATGCAGGTAGCTGAGTACCATGTACCCAAGCTGGCTAGGACAGAACACACAGGTGATGCAGACCAGCCCGTTAAGGTAGTTCACGAACACAAGTTCCTAGATTGAAAGAAGTAGTAATCAAATATGAGTATCCCTATAAGGCACGGGATGCGTTCATAGACTTTCATAAGCGTGACCAACGCTGGGCTGTATTGGTATGCCATAGACGAGCAGGAAAAACTGTAGCGACCATTGCTGACACGATCCGTAGGGCAGTCATGGAGAAGAAAGAGAACGCCCGTTACGCCTACATAGCACCGTACTACGCACAGGCTAAGAACATTGCATGGGATTACTTACTCAAGTTTGCAGAACCAGCCATAGTCAAGGCTAATCAATCTGAGTTATGGATAGAGTTAGTCAATGGGGCTAAGATCAGACTATTTGGCGCAGACAACCCCGATGCCTTACGGGGTCTTTACTTGGATGGAGTGGTCTTAGACGAGTACGCAGACATGAAGCCAAGGCTATGGGGTGAGATTGTTCGCCCACTGCTTACAGACCGCCAAGGCTGGGCTACATTCATCGGTACACCCAAAGGGCATAACGCCTTCTATGACATCTATAACGAAGCCCAAAAGAACCCGAACTGGTATGTCAAGACCTTAAGAGCAGACCAATCAGGATTACTACCTGAAGCTGAACTCTTAGACGCACAGCAGTCTATGTCAGCTAACCAGTACGAGCAGGAGTTCTTGTGTAGCTTTGAAGCCGCAATACTGGGAGCATTCTACGGTCAAGAGATGCGTAGGATTACCGACCTTGAGCGCATTACATCGGTGGACTATGACCCAATGTTCCCATGCCATACCGTATGGGACTTGGGCTTTAATGATTCCACGGCTGTGATTTGGTTTCAGGTCGTATACGGTGAGATACGGGTGCTAGACCACCATATGTCTAACGGTCAAGCCATCCCTTACTACCTTGGATTACTAGCGCAGAAAGAGGATGAATACGGGTACAAGTACGGCTATCATTACCTGCCTCATGACGCTAGGGCTAAAACCTTGGCTAGTGGTGGCAAGAGCATAATCGAACAAATTGCGACAAAAATTGACATAAATAAGCTAAAAATTGTTCCAAACCTATCACTTCAGGATGGAATACAAGCTACAAGACTTGCATTAACCCGTGCTTGGTTCGATAATAAGTGTGACGAACTAATTGAATGTTTGCGCCAATACCAAAGGGAGTGGGATGATGATAAGAAAGTATTTAGAGATCGCCCGAAGCATGATTGGACATCACACTCTAGCGATGCGATGCGCTATTTATCAATCGTTTGGAAAGATGAAGATAGCCCTATCCTTAAAGATACAAGGATTAAAGGCGTATCTGTCGGGGAAAACGAAGTGACCCTTGACGAATTGTGGAAGCAAACACCTAAACAAACATACCGCAGGATATAAACATGGATCACACCTACGAAGATTGGTATAACACCATTGCAGGGTACGAAAGAGCGTACAAGGAATGGGAATCCCGTACAGACCGCATCATCAAGCGTTATCGTGATGACAGCCGTACTAGGAACAACCCTAACGCCCGATTTAATATTCTTTGGTCAAATGTACAGACCATTACCCCAGCTATCTTTGCCCGTCTACCAAGACCCGATGTAAGCCGTAGGTTCAGAGATAACGACCCAGTAGCACGGGTGGCATCGATGATGCTTGAACGGGCTTTAGATTATGAGATTACCCATTACGGTGATTACAAGTCTGCCATGAATCAGTCGGTCTTAGACCGTTTACTTGGTGGGCGTGGTACATCGTGGGTACGCTACGAACCACACATTGCTGGTGAAGCTGGCGGTATGGCTGAAGGTATGCCCGAAGATGGGTTACAGGTAACCGAGGATACAGACGAAGCCGAAACAGAAGGCGGTATCTACCGTGAGGATCAGGAACGCATCGAGTACGAATGTGCGCCTGTTGACTATGTTTACTGGCGTGACTTTGGACATACGATTGCCCGTACATGGGAAGAAGTAACCGCTGTATGGCGTAAGGTTTACATGGAACGCCCTGCCTTGGTTGAGCGTTTTGGTGAGGAACTGGGTAACAAGATACCCCTAGACACAAAACCTGAAACTTCTAAAACTTTCAACGAGAAGATGGGTGAGGGCGCATCCGAAGCCGTTATCTATGAGATATGGGATAAGACATCGGGCGAGGTGCTTTGGCTATCGAAGTCGATGGGTAAGATACTCGATACACGCCCTGACCCGTTAAAGCTTGAGAACTTTTGGCCCTGCCCTAAACCACTGTACGCCACACTGACTACAGACAAGCTAGAACCAATCCCTGACTTTGTTCTATACCAAGACCAAGCTAAGCAGTTAGACACGCTTGCTGACCGTATAGATGGCTTCATTAACGCCCTGAAAGTACGGGGTGTTTATGACGCATCCGAACCTAGCCTTGCCCGCCTGTTTTCCGAGGGTGAGAACAATACCCTGATTCCTGTCAAGAACTATGCCGCCTTCAGTGAGAAGGGTGGAATGATGGGGGCTATTAACCTTGTGGATATTGCCCCAATAGCTAGTGCCTTGCAGATGTCGTATCAGGCAATGGATCAGGTCAAAAGTCAAATCTACGAGATTATGGGTATCGCTGACATTCAGCGTGGACAGACAGACCCCAATGAAACCCTTGGCGCACAGATTATCAAGTCAAACAATGCGGCAGGTCGATTAAAGACCATGCAACACGCTGTCGTAGACTTTGCTACAGAACTCTTGAGCATCAAGGCGCAGATTATCTGCAACCACTTTACCGATGACACCATCGTCAAGATCAGTGGTGCAATGCAACTAAGCCCACAGGATCAGCAATTAATCCCACAAGCTTTAGCCTTGTTGCGTAACGAATCCGCTAAGAACTTCCGTGTTGAGGTGACCAGCGACTCGATGATATTCCAAGACGAACAGCAGGAAAAGGCTGACCGTCTAGAGTTCTTATCCGCTATGAGTGGGTTCTTATCGCAAGCAGTACCAGCGGCACAAGCTACCCCTGAACTTACCCCAATGTTGGTCGAGATGCTGAAGTTTGGTGTCACCGCATTTAAGGCTGGTAAAGGCTTAGAGGGTATGATTGACGAAACCGCTGACAAGTTCCGTGAGCAAGCAAAGATGGCAGAAGGACAACCCAAGCCACCTAGCCCTGAACAACAGAAGATGCAGATGCAAATGCAGATCGAGCAAGCCAAGATGCAAGCAGAAGCACAGAAGATGCAAATGCAACAGCAGATTGAGCAAGCTAAGATTCAGGGTCAGATTGAACTTGAAAAGGCTAAACAGGAGTACCAAGCCCAAGAGAACCAGCTTAAGTTCCAACTTGAAGATCAGCGCAACCGTGAGCAGATGCAGATGGAGATGGACTTGGAACAGACCAAGATGGATTCCAGCAATAACAAGGAACTGTTACTCGCCTACCTCAACAATGCGGCTAAGATAGAAACCACCCGTATCACGGCAGGACTGGACACGGGCGAGCAAGCTTACGCTGACAATGTACAGATGGCTAACATTTTGCAAGACCAATTAGGATATTCCGATATGAAAAACCACCCACTACAACCTGCAATTGAGAGTATGCACATGAGCAACCAGCAATTAGCGCAGATGTTGGCTACATTGCTAGAGAAACTTAGCCAGCCCAAGACTGTGGTTCGAGGACAAGACGGTAAGATTATTGGAGTCCAATAATGCCTATAACAGTCAAGCACACCAAAGTATCAGCGATTCCTGATGCTGGAGATGCAAACCTAGTACAGCCATCCGATTGGAATGCTGACCATACCCTAGTAGGTCTAGGTACGATGGCAGAGCAAAACGCTAATGCGGTAGCCATTACGGGTGGAACAATCAGCGGGGTGACTATCCCTGCATCGAATGTTACGGGAACGCTACAGGTTAACCAAGGCGGTACAGGGGCAACAACCCTGACAGGCTATGTCAAGGGCGCAGGAACTACTGCCCTGACTGCATCCTCAACTATTCCCAATACAGACATTACGGGATTAGGCACTGCATCGACTAAGGATGCTGGGGCGGCTAACGGTGTAGCTACCCTAGATGCTGGCGGTAAAGTACCTGTAAGCGAACTTCCTGCCGCAGTCTTAGGCGCACTTAGCTATCAAGGAACTTGGAATGCAAGCACTAACACCCCTACTCTTACTTCCTCTACTGGTACTAAAGGTTATTACTATGTTGTCAGCGTTGCTGGTAATACTAACCTTGATGGGATTACTGATTGGCTTGTGGGCGATTGGGCAGTTTATAACGGCACAGTTTGGCAAAAGGTTGATAACACCGAAACGGTAACCTCAGTCAACGGTCAAGTCGGTGCAGTCGTATTAACGGCATCCGATGTCGGAGCGCAACCTGCAGGAACTTATGTCACATCGGTATCGGCTACCAGCCCTGTTACCAGTTCAGGCGGCACAACGCCTACGATTGCTATGCCAGCCGCCAATGGAACAACTAATGGCTACCTGACCAGCACCGATTGGACTACATTTAGCACCATTTCTAGCGGTGGAGTCGTTGGCCCTGCATCCGCAACCGATAACGCAATTACCCGTTTTGATGGCACGACAGGCAAGCTAGTCCAAAACTCAACCGTAACCCTTGATGACAATGGCAACATCATTAACGCCAATTCGCTTGGTTTAGATACAACCCCAGCAACCGTACCAACCACCGTTGGCACAATGTCTTGGGATGATGGCGATGGAGTACCAATAGTTGCTTTGAAAGGTGGCAATGTTAATCTGCAAGTCGGTACGCAAGAACTTGCACGGGTTTATAACGATAGCGGTACAACCTTAACCAAAGGTCAGGTTGTCTATATTTCAGGATCACAAGGTAACCGTGTAGCTGTCAGATTGGCTAGGGCTAATGTGGAAGCCACATCGTTTGGAACTATTGGCTTAGTCGCTGAAACCATGACCAGCGGTGCAGAGGGTTTCATTATCGTATCGGGTGCGCTTTATAAACTAGACACTTCAGGCTTGATTGCTGGTGCTACGGTCTATGTATCGCCCACGACTGCGGGTGCATTAACCACCACCAAACCCCAAGCACCTGACCAGCTAGTAGTCGTAGGCTGGGTGGAGCGTGTTGACAATACCGTAGGTTCTATTTATGTCAAGATTGATAACGGTTACGAATTAGACGAACTGCATGATGTTCAAATAACCTCGCCCCAAAGCGGTAATGTCTTAATTTATGACGCTACCACTACCCCCACAGGCGTATGGAAGAATGCTAACCTGACCGATGGCACAGGCATTACGATTACTGAAGGCGCAGGGTCAGTCACCATTGCTAACGCTGGTGTAACCCAAGCTACGGCAGGTACGGGTATCAGCGTATCGGCAGGAACGGGCAATGTAACTATTACCAATACTGCCCCCGATCAGACGGTTAGCCTAACTGGTGGCACAGGGATTAGCACTAGCGGTACATATCCTAACTTTACGATTACCAACACCGCACCTGACCAAACTGTCAGCATTTCGGCTGGTACAGGCATATCGGTATCGGGTACTTACCCTAGCTTTACTGTTACAAATACTTCGCCCGATGTACCGTTTACCTATACGACTAACTACATTCCGTATGGTCAAGGCACTACAACGCCAAACCAATCGGCTAATTTGACCTTTGATGGCACTACCCAAACCGCACCAGTACAGCGGGCAAGCAACGGTATTGTGACCAATAACAAGACTATCGGCACTAGCTTTACGATTCCATCTACGGATAACGCTATGTCAACAGGGCCAGTCACCCTATCAAGTGGCGTAACAGTCACAGTTTCTAGTGGGTCACGCTGGGTAGTTCTGTGAGTTTTGCTACCGCTTTCCAAGCTAATGCGTTCCAAAATAACGCATTCCAAATTTACACACCACCGCCACCTGACAATGCTAAGGTAGGCGGGGATGACGCATGGACAGAGGATGATTTAAAGAGATTACGCAAGCTATCCGCAAAGATAGCGGAAAGACAGCGCAAACTAGATCAAGCAACCAAAAACGCTAAAGCAGAACGCAAGCAAGCGTTTAAGGAACAAATTGATCCAACGCCTGTTGCAAAAGTTAAGAAAGCTAAAGTACAATCCAAACAAGAGGTTAAGGCTGATATACCGTCAGACGATACACTAGATTTACAGCGGTCTATAAGCTACCTTGAAAGACAACGGGATAACATCCTTGAGGCAGTAGCTTACAGACACCAGCAATATCTCATTCAAGAGCAATTGCGAGTAATGGAAGCCAAACGCCAAGAGGAACTTGACGATGAGGCGGCATTATTACTACTTCTGTAAGTGCAGACGCACAATATAAATTAGCTTACGAACACCTACACGCTGGCAGATACGAGTCAGGTTTTAGGTTATTTGAATACCGTTGGCATCCTGAGATTATTGCCAAGCAAGCCCAGCCATACGCTCCTGCGCTCAAGATGCCCGTATGGAGAGGCGAACCATTAATCAATAAATCCATCACCGTACAGATGGAGCAAGGGTTTGGTGACATTCTTATGTTTGCCCGATTCCTACCTGCCCTAAAAGCGTTAGGCGCAAAACAGGTCGTAGTCCTACAGGAAGGCACACTTCACCACCTTTTAGGTCAATTACACAGCGTAGATGTGTTTAGTAATGACTTGACAGAGGGTGCGGCAACCCAATCAGACTACTGGATCGGGTCAATGTCGCTCCCGTACTATATTTCGTTATCGCATCCGCTAGTCAAGGCTATGTTCCCCGTGACCCGTAAGAAGATTGTGGGTTCTGAGGGCTATTTACACGCCCTGCCTAGCAATATCCCGCCCAAAATCGGGGTAAATTGGGAAGCAAGCAAACAAACCCTGTACTACATCAAGTCAATTGACTACCGACACATGGCAGAACTGGTCGGTGATGATGCTTATAGCCTAAATCCTAACTCCGATGGGCTATTTCACCCATTGCCTGACGATGGATGGAAGAAAAACTGGGTGCAAACCGCATCCCACATGAAAGCTATGAAGGGAATCGTCACCGTAGACACAGGCACAGCGCATTTAGCGGGCGCATTAGGCGTAAAGTGCGTGGTTTTACTACCCAAAGAGGAGTTTGTCTGCTGGCGTTGGAAGAATGCCCGCTGGTACGACAGCGTTTGCCTACTTAGACCCGAAGAATACGACCAATTACCTGACATCATAAGGAGAATGTAATGGCTTTAGTCAAAGTCACCGTTAAATGCCCGCATTGCAAGGTCGATCACGAAGAATATGACCAAAGCAAGTTTGATGACCGTGAAAAGTACCTATCCTATTGGAATCTACCTTTTGAGGGCGAAGAAGCTGACAGCGCATGGCAAGCAAAGCTGGAGATGACACCCAAGGAAGCCCCAACGGTCATACCTGACATAGAAGGTCACATAAGCATGGCAGACGGCACATGGGTATCTAGCCGTTCTAAGCACCGTGAGAACCTAAAGCGCAACAATTGCATCGAACTAGGCAACGATGTGCCTACACAACAGAAAACCCATGAATTTAGCCGTAAAGACCAAGAAGCCCGTAAACGGCAGATTGCTGAAATAGCGTATTCAAAACTT